AAAACCATATGGTTTAAAAATGGAAAGGAACTATAATGTTTATTCACGGAGATACTTTTTTCGAACAATATGACGAAATAGGACTAATTTTACTAATATTGTTCTTAATTTCATTAAATCTAATCAGTTTATTCAAATAAGGGAATTTAAGGTATTTTAACCCACTTTATTCCCTAATCAACCACTTTTCTAAATAATCTATACTTATTGATACAGATAAGGTGTATCAATATCTAAATTACAATATCATTTATATAATACATTCATCTGCGTACCTATGACATCGTGTCATATGGATAAATAACACTGATAGGAGTATCAAAATGGCAAAATCGGGTCGCCCTTCAAAAGGAATGACATTAACCAAACATAATATCGAATTAGCGATAAAATCCACACAATCAATGGGGCAAGCGGGACTATATATGGGAGTATCGAAAAATACTTTTAAGAAATACGCTAAACTTCACGGACTCTGGAACCCTAAAAAATCATCAAAAGGTATAAGAAAAATAGGAAATGTTGGTTCGCAATTGAAACACGACCTAAAAATGATTCTCGAGGGAGATAATCCTAACCCGTATAGAGAAGATACACTACTGACTAAAGGTATTCGTGAAGGATATATTGCGTGTAAATGTAATAATTGTAGTGCGGATTTCTCACATATGGATACCCAAACCAGACAACCACCATTAATTCTGGACTTTTTAGACCGCAATACTCAAAACACTAAGTTAGAAAATCTAAGAGTATTATGTTTTAATTGCGTATATGAACTGGCACCCCTGAAAAATGGTTGGTATCGTCATAGAGATACCCCAATAGGACAAGCTCTCGACGAGGCAACACCCGGAATTCCTGAAACACAACCCCAAGCTATCCCAAAATCTGACGAATTGTCATATGTGCCGTTTGAAGAATTCCAAAAAATCTTAGAAAAAGAGTAAAAAAGACTTGACTTTGTCAAAAATTATTCGTAAATTACTATATATACGCAAAAATAACGCTAAAGATTTTTTGGATTATCGCTCCAATACACTTCAAAACCCCCTTTGAAAACCCTATTCAGTACTGCTTATCGGCCATTCGCGGCTAATGTATGACAAAATGTCATACGCTTAGCGAATTCGGGAATCCAAAATAATGCGGGTGCACTTACGCGTAAACGCTAATGACTGATTCTCGCCAGAGTATATAGAGTAAACAACAATATCAGAACTACAATAATACTCAATTGATTAAATCAAGTATAGGCAAGTAGATATATACTACAGCAATATAGATGTAGGGCACACCCCCGAGGTTCATCGTTAATCGCAGTGCCTGGTATGCTTTATTATCGAATCGGACTCGTTCAACCATTATGGCAAAAATTAGTCCCTATGGGAATTAATGATACCTTTATTCTTATCAAGAAGGGTAAATTAGCATATCGGTACAAGAGCTAAGTCCAATCTTTGATTGGTTGTTGCGGATAATAACTTTAAATGATGCAAAAATATATTGATGTTTAATCATTCTCCTCTATACTTATTGATATGCAAGACCATAGTTATATATCGAATTCCACACCCTCTATATCAGAACCAAGGAATGTCATCATTGACAAAGTATCCCAATATCTTCACTGGTTAACCATTCCGAAAAAAGAGTTCGGGAATATGCCGATATGTCCTTATTTGGATACAGAACTCCGTCAAGAGCAGTTGTATTTAGATATATGGTATCCACACGAATGTAGTTTTATGGACATTATGGAGTCGTTTCTTTTATCTGGTAAGAACTCTTCTCTTGTTGTATGTCCCAATACTCATACTATTGATTATTCTGAGGTTTCCCGAAAAACTATACAACGACAAATCACCGACTTACTGCGTAAGAATCCACAAACCGATTATTTAAAATCAATGATATTTTCTCCGTATGAAGACTTTGAAGTTGCTGGTGTCAAGACTCGTTCCAATGCTCCATACTTTTTGATTAATGTTGCACCGACCAAACAATTAGGTAATGCTCATAAACAATTACAACGAACTCGATATTTTGATAATTTTACCAATCAAGACAAACGAAAGATGAATGTTAAGTGAGCGGCGTATTTGAAAAATCGTTTAAACTTTGCTCGTTAACTTTGTCGAGGACATCGTCGTGAAATTGGATTCACAATGTTGTGGTGTTGAACCGAGTGGATTGACTACGAAACAACCCAATGGATATCAGGCCGGTGTATGTTCAAAGTGTTTAAGAATCACTGAATTTAACGAACGACCAAACAACAAATATATATCACAAGAGGCATCATTACAAGAACGATTAAATTCTATTGACGACAAATTAGATAGAATTGAACAATTGGTTATGCAATTCTGGGATGTTCCTGATTCCGGTTATAATGAAATCCAAATAGAAGAAAGTTCTTCAATAGAAAAATAAATTACATTTTGGGATTTTTTCATTATATGTATTATTGCGGTTATAGAATAATGTCAGTTCGATTGACTACCAGTCAATAGGTTCAAGTTCAACTCTTGGTAACCGCTCTAATAAAAAAAACGAAAGTAGGTTACATGCCAAGATACAAAAAATCAAAACCCATACCAAACATCAGAAGAAAATGTGCCGGTACTGGTAAAATAGCAGAAGTACAACATCGATATATTAAATTACCAATAGACTTGAAGAAGACTAAGAATGCTCAAGACTATGAAGATTTAAAAGGAATAGAAATTCAAAATTATTCTTCGTTGGAAGCCATTCCAGAAGATATGAGAAGTGAGTTTATTAACTCATATACTGAGGACGACTTTATTAAATTATAATGCGAACACCAATTAGATACGCAGGTGGTAAATCAAGAGCGTATGATTTCATAAGTTCTTATATTCCGTTCTGGCCAAGACCAAAACGAATCGTTAGTCCATTTATGGGTGGTGGTTCATTGGAAGTTAGATGGGCTCACGAAATGGGAATCCGTGTTCACGGATATGATGTGTTTGGAATCCTAACAAACTATTGGCAACATCAATTAGAAACACCAGAACGATTATACGATATATTAAAAGGACTGGAACCCAGTAAAGAACAATATGATGAAATTAAAGATATACTTCTACATTGGGATAAAGTTCAACATATGTTTAAAGGTTGGAAGACAGATTACTATGATAGAAAACCTACGGAATTAGACGACGACTTAGGAGCTGCATATTATTGGTTTAACCATAATTTAAGTTATGGTCCAATGTTCTTAGGTTGGTTTAGTTCCATATATTTAAAAAAGGAATCATTATATCAGAACGCTATAGAACGAGTAAGAGATTTTAATGTTCCTAATCTAAGTGTTAGAAACAATGACTTTACTGAAGTCATACCTACTCACCCAGGAGATTTCTTATATTGCGACCCGCCTTATTTTATGGAAAGAAAAGAAGGAGATGATGACAACAAGATGTTCAAAGCAATATATCCGAACTCTAATTTTCCAGTTCATCATACTCACTTCGACCACGAGAAACTAAGAGACTTACTACATAGTCATACTGGTCCGTTTTTACTTTCATACAACGATTGTGAGCAAATTAGAGAGTGGTATAAGGACTTCGAGTTCAAAACACCAGAGTGGAATTATAGTTTCCAATCAGGTGAAACCAGAATAGGTAAAAATAGAAAAGATGGTAATCTGAAAAAAGAGAGCCACGAAATATTAATTATAAAAAAATAAAGAAAGTATATTTATATAGGAACGAGTTATGAAAACATTATTAATAGGATTAACATTGTTTGGTAGTTTATCAATGAGAACACCAAACGACGAGTCATTCGAAGGGATATCAGATTATGAGGTATCCATTGGAATCAAGAACGATGATATATATTTAAATCGTCAATGGGAAAGACAAGACGGATTAAAGTATATTGATGATGAGTTCTGGTTTGTTACAGAGCCAGGTTCATTTTACTTCAGACCACAATACATTAACAAAGAATCAAGAAATCTAAAATTTACTAAATATGACTTAAGATATAAACCAGACTTTTTTAATGGTTTATCAATTGGTTATACTCAATTTAACTATGGTGATTTAGATAAAGCATCATTATCGATTGGTTATAAGTATGATAAAGAACTTGACGAAAAGTGGAGTGTATCGTATATGTTTGATGGATACTATTCTGATAGTAATGATAATAGTTTTGATTTAGAAAATTATTTAGAATTTAAATACAAAATAAACGAAAGATTAAATTTAACTTTATTACAAGACTACAATAACTTTAGAGGTATTGAGTTTTATAAAATGAAGATAGGAGTAGAGTACGAATTATGAATGTAGGAATTATAGGACAAGGATATGTTGGTAGTGCAATCAAACTTGGTTTTCAGGACCACTACAATGTATTGACATATGATAAGTTTGATTTAGCAAAATCAACACACCCCAAGATATCAGACTTGGTTAGTGAAACAAACATTATATTTGTTTGTGTTCCAACACCAATGAGAAAAGACGGAACTTGTTATACTGGAATAGTAGAAGAAGTAATTCGTGAGATTAACGAAACAGCAGATGACCATATCATTGTAATCAAATCAACGATACCACCAGGCACTACTGATAGAATCAATGAAGAGTACACAAACTCTACCGTGATATTCAATCCAGAGTTCTTAACGGAAGAAAACTTTTTAGATGACTTTAAAAATCAGAATCGTATTATTTTGGGTGGGGATAGAATTGGAACTAATAAACTTAGACAAATATATTCTAAGGTATTTCCAAAAGCTACAATTGTAAAAACAGGTGCTAAGCATGCTGAAATGGTAAAGTATTTTACCAATACATTCTTAGCAACCAAAGTATCGTTTGCTAATGAGATGTATAATGTATGTCAACAATTAGATTTAGATTATGATAAGGTAGTTGAGTATGCAACTTACGATGAACGATTAGGTAAATCACATTGGGCAGTTCCAGGACCAGACGGAGACTTTGGTTATGGTGGACATTGTTTCCCTAAAGATTTATCAGCGATTATCAATTCATTTAATACTTATGGATTGTTAGAAGCAGTAGAAGAAGTAAACAACCAAGTTCGTAACAATAGAGATTGGGAACATATGGTTGGTAGAGCAGTATTGGAGGAAGAAGATTAATGGAAAAGAAAGAACATTTAGTAGAAATAACATATAGTGAAAGTGGAGATTCAGAAGTCATCACATTAAAGACTGATGACTTGGCTTGGTCAATGAATCAATATCAAAGAAATAGATTACCATTAACTTGGGAACTACTTGACATCAAAGAACCAGAAGTAGTATTACCAACGGATTGTTGTGGTTTACCAGACTTATGTAGTTGTTGTTAAAAAAAAAGCTTGACATTTAGGTTTTAATTTCGTATATTTATAATCGATGCACAAAATGTCTTAGAAAGGAAAGACAAATATCGCCTGATTAGCTCAGTGGTAGAGCTCTGGTTTTGTAAACCAGCGGTCATTGGTTCAATCCCAATATCAGGCTCGGGGCTGTAACTCATCGGAAGAGTGCCTCCCTTGCACGGAGGAAGCAGCAGGTTCGATTCCTGTCAGCTCCACAAATAAATTAATACAAAATGGAGGTTATTATGGATTTTATGAATATCGTAGTAGTTGCTGGTTTCGCAGTAGCTGGATACTTTTTAGTAACATACTTTAAGAAAGGTGTGTAATAGATATGCTCCGGTCGTCTAATGGTTAGGACTCCAGGTTTTCATCCTGGCAATCGGGTTTCGACTACCCGTCGGAGTACTAAATTAAATAAATTGTAAAGGAGGTGAAAGGAAATGGAATTAGGACTTTCAGTACAAATAATGATAATGGTTATCGTTCACGCTTTATTAATGAGAATGTAACAAATATACTGGCGTAGCACAATTGGTAGTGCAGAAGCCTTTTAAGCTTTTGGTTGTAGGTTCGAGCCCTTCCGCCAGTACAATATAAACAATAAGGAGAGTTAAAATGTTAAAACCTTTTGACGCAAGAGTCATAGTAAAAAAACCAGAGAGAGAAGAACAAACTGCAAGTGGTATTATTTTACCCGATACCGTAAATGAACAAGGACAAACTGCACAAGGAGTTGTAGTATCAGTTGGTCGTGGTTCAAGAAATATGAGTACGGGTGAGTGGATGCCTATTCCTATAAAAGAAGGAGATAAGATTATCTATTCTAAGTTTAGTGGAATAGAAGTTCAGTATGAAGAAGAAGATTACTTCATAGTTGCAGAAAGAGATATTATAGCAGTTGAATTAAATTAAATGGTGTGGTGGCAGAAAAGTAATGCGTGAGTTTGCAAAACTCATTTGTGTTGGTGCGAGTCCAACCCACACCTCAAAAAAAGACTTGACAACAATTAAATTATTTTGTATATTATCGGTATGAATCAAAATTGTGTAAAATGTAATTCTACAATGCCAGATGAAAGAGTTCATCTTGGGTATCGTGAATGTGTTGAGTGTAGTTCCGTAGAACCTTATTCAGCACATATTGTATATCCACACAAGACTGGTGCTTTTGTTCAACCGGTATCAAGTTCAATCAAGAAAGATTTAGATAGATTAGATAGACGAGCAGTCAAGGTTGGTGGTAAGATGTCCGCACCTACTAATCTAAAAGAGTGGACAATGCCAGAACCCAAACCAAAGGTAGAACCAAAACCACAACAAAAGGTTTATTACAATCAAGTAAACTTTAATGATAGTTATGAACAAACAATCAATACTTATAAGAAGAAAGGTTATACCGTAACGATTAATTATCTAAAACAATTATTTAACAAAAACAGAATTACTATGTCGACTAAAAATCAATTAGTAAATGTATTAACTACTATTCATATGTTGGATAGAAAAACAAGAAAGAGGTATTTTAATGGCTATGTTGGATAACACAGGACATACAAACGGAGCAAAGAGAACTCGTCAAGGAAAAGGAAAGAACACTAAGTTCGGAACAAAACCACAAACACATTTAGGAGCAGTTCCAAAGAAAACTTTAAATAGATATAAGAAAAGAAAATAGATGTTTAGTATACTATTTAGTATATTCCAATTTATAGTTGGAACGATTGTTACTATCATAGGATTGATAGCATTATATGTATTGTTATTTGAATGGGACAAGTATAACTGATGCCGTTAAGTAGGTGGAGTTCACGACACAAGAAAACATTTGGTAAGAAGAAAGAAAAGTGGGACGGAAACTTTCGTCTACCACCAAAGCCAGATAGTTATTATACACAAACCAAAGGACATTGTCGTTGGTGTAGTAAAGTAATATTAAAGGAAGACGATACCATTAATGAAAGAAAGAGTTGGCACGAAGATTGTGCAACTGAATATTTATTAATATACCATAGTGGTGAACAACGAGCACAATTGTGGAACCGAGATAAAGGTAAGTGTAATCATTGTGGTTGTGAAAATAGAACTTGGCATGCAGACCACATCAAACCATTGGTGGAACAAAAGCATGTCAAAGAAGAAGATTTAGATTGGAGTTATTATTCTTTGGATAACTTACAAACATTATGTAAGAGTTGTCATAGAAAGAAAACTAATTCAGAAGTTAAACTAAAGGGTAAGAAAAAACCCATATATAAAAAATGGAGTAAGTAATGGCAAGAGATATGAGAGAACAATTCATTGCGGCATCTAAACTACACTTCCAAGCTCACATTGAAAAACACAGAATCAATGTTGAGAACTTATTGGAAAATGCAGTTGGTGTTGGAGAACACGGCGATGTAATGGATACAATAGAAAAAGAGTTAGATGAAATGGCTAAGTACCACGACTTATTAGAGATGTTGGAAACATACTTTAATGGTAAATCAAAAAAGAAACTATACGGATAAAGGAATTATAAATGAAAGAACTAAAAGCAACAAGGGTAATTCCTGGAGATAGGTGGCAAATCTTAGATGACCCAGACAATAGAATTTATACATCGTTGACTGAGTGTTTGAATGCTATCTTTCAACAAACTGGTATGGCTCAATTCTATATGGATGCTAAAGCAGGTGAAGTTCATATAGAAGACGGAGTTCAACCAAAACCAGAAATTAAAAAGTTTTCTTTATATGGTGAGGAGATTTAATTGGGTAATCCAATTAATGAAAGTGGAACATTAGGTGAGAATCACTTTGAGACTTTGTTAAGGCAAAATGATTTTCCCTTTAAGTCTAATGGTAGTAATGGTATTGACTTTATAGTTTGTGATAAATTCTATATAGACTCTAAAAATCAAAACCAAGGCGGTTCGATAGATGAAAAGATACCACATACGATTTTTAAGTATCACGAGAAATATAATCAATCTAAATATTATATTGTAGGTTATTATGAGTATAAAGAAAGTATAAAAAGACACATAAAATATTTAGAGGATACACAAAACATAAAAGTATACTTTTACACACCAGAAGAAATGATAGAGGTCATCAAGGGATATGAAATAAAACCACCGATGGAAAAGTTTATATGAGTAAAGAAAACATCATAACACAAATCAAAAAGAACTCAAACGAAGTCTATCGTATATCAGAAAAAGAATACGAGGGATATCGTTTCATTGATGTTCGTATCTATTATCAAGATAGAAAAACACAAGAGTGGAAACCTACACAAAAAGGTATATCGATTATGCCAAACAATGCAGGACAAATCATTGAGGGTATAATCAAAGCAATGGAAGTAATGGGTTTTACAAAGGATAAAGAAAAAGCTTGACATTGTCATTTATAATCCGTATGCTTAGATATGAATTGTACGAATTGTAACACTACGGATTTTGTCGGAACTATCTTTTATCCTGCACTTTGTATTCCGTGTATAATAAATTTAGGAAAAAAATAAAATAATACTTGACATTGTCATTTATTATTCGTAAGCTAATGTATGACACGAAATGAAACAGAAAATATTATGAACTGGGAATTAGAATTAATTGGTATGAAAAAAGGGTGCACCGAAATACCTTATATTCAAGGTGACGGTGAAGATGTTAATTTCGATTTCTTTAAGAATGAAGATGAGTTCAATGAAACTATTTATAAGTTTTTAGATGGAACTCGTAACGAATACAATTACAAAACCAGTCGTAGAAAAATTAACTATTTAAAAGAACAAGGAAAAATATTATAAAAAAAGACTTGACATTGTCATTTTTTATTCATAGCTTAACTTATGATGAACAATAATTATAGTAACTTTTGGAATGATATTCAAGTCAACAATGGAGTTGTTGATGAGGATTTCGTCAAACCAAAAGTAGACCACATCGCATTAGCCGGTTATCGTAGAGCTATTGCAAACTTTGTCAACATCGTAACTAATCGTTCTGACATCAAAGTAAGATACCAAAAAAATGGTGATTCTTATACTGACGGAAAAACCGTAACGATTGGTTCTAAGATTGACGAAAAGAATTTTGACCACGTTGTAGGATTAGCACTACACGAGGGTTCACACATTTTATTATCTGACTTTAACTTCTTAAGACAACTAAGACAAAACACACCGGAACAAATTCTTATGACTGGTGAAGACTTAGGTTTCACAAGAGGTCAAGTTGTCGGACATCTTAAAAATATGTTGAACTATGTTGAGGATAGACGAATTGATTATTATGTCTTTACTACTTCGCCTGGTTATAAAGGTTATTACCACGCTATGTATGACAAGTATTTCCACTCACCAACTATCACAAGAGCGTTGAAGAACAATACTTTCGGTAATGAACCAACCTTAGAAAATTATATGAATCGTATTATCAATTTCACTAATAAAGAATCTGACTTAGATGCTTTACCAGAGTTGAGAAAGATATACAGAAGAATTTTTTCATCAGTAAAATATCTTGATGATATGAACGGAGCTTTCAATGTAGCTTGTGATTCATTACAAATGGTTTACAATAACCTTCAACCTTTACCAGACTCTTCCGATATGGAACAAGTTGGTGAGGGTCAAGGTCAAGGTGGTCAAGGTGGTCAAGGTCAAGGTGGTGGACAATCTAAATCAGATATGTTGGACCAAGCAGCTGACCAATTAAAGAACGGCGACTACAATGGATACCAACAAACTATGGACGAGATTAGAGCAACTGATTGGACTAAACAAGTTAAAGCTAATTTGTCTGACCAACCAATCTCTTCAAAAGCAGAATCTGGTTTTGTTGACTTGACACCACAACAAGCTAAGACTTTAAACAACGCTCTTAAAAGACAAAAAGAATTTATGAACAACCAACAGAAAAAAGTTGGTAGACTAACTAAGAAAGATGCTTCTATTGTAAACGCTATGGAAGAGTCTGGTGTTTCACAAGTACAAGTTGGTTCAGATGTTCAACAATCTAATTGGAAAAGTCATAATAAAAACTTTACTGGAACAACCCAAGTATTGTTTGTTAAAAAGATTAGTCAACAAATGATTGATGACAATGTGTTTCCAAGTTTATTCCAAAGTCGTAGTAGTTTCTATGGTAATAGAACTTCTCAAGCAGTTATCAATGGTAAAAAACTTGGAACTCAATTAGGTAAAAAATTACAAGTTCGTTCTGAATCAAGAACACTTAAAAACTCAAGATTAGATTCTGGTCGTATTGACAAAAGATTAATCGCTGAGTTAGGGTTTGGTAATTCAAAAGTTTTCCAAACTACTTTCGTTGAAAATTACAATGACGCTGTTGTTCACATTTCAGTTGACGCTAGTGGTTCAATGGGTGGTGATAAATGGAACAACACTATGACCGCTGTAGTTGCGATTTGTAAAGCAGCTTCAATGATTAGTGGATTAGATGTAGTGGTATCTTTCAGAACTACACATCACTCTGGTTCAAGATACAATGGACAACCAATGGTAGCTATTGGATATGATTCAAGAGTTGACAAGTTTAGAAAGATTGAGTTGTTATGGCCAAGTCTTTATCCAGGCGGAACTACACCAGAGGGATTATGTTTTGAAGCCATTATGAACGACTTTGTTCCAAGTGCTTCTAATCGTGATTCATATTTCTTAAACTTCTCTGACGGACAACCAATGTTCGGTGATGATTCATTTGACTACTATGGTGAAGAAGCTCTACAACACACTAAAAGACAAGTTAAAGAAATTATCAAAAAAGGTATTTCAGTAATGAGTTACTTTATTGGTGATTCAGAATATGATAGAACAAGAAATATGGGTGACTTTAAAACTATGTATGGTAAAGACGCTGAGTTCGTTGATGTAACAAAAGTATCATCATTGGCAAAAACTATGAATAATTTATTTTTAGCAAAAGGAAAATAATACTTGACATTGTCATTTATTATAAATATATTAAGGTATGATAGAAACAAAAAATAACGAAAAGGAAAATGTTATGACAAATACAATTGTAAGGGTTGAGAAGTCTGGTAACAGATTTAATGCTTATGACGCTAACGGCGTCAAGTATACTTCCCAAATTACAACTGGTGCTCGTAAGAAAGCTTTCAATAACAATATGGCATTAGAACAACGTGTCAATAAATCTGGTAAGAATTATTGGTGGGCAGTTTCAATGGATATGTATGAAGCAACTACAAGACCAGTTGTTCCAACTTCTTCAGTTGAGGTTCCAAGTGGACACCAAGAAGTTGTAAATTTTATTCACTCTTCTTATTCATTGAAACCACAAGGTTTGATGATGAACGAGTTGAAGTGGAAATATCTAATCCGTTCTGCCGTAAGAGGTAAGAACATATTGATGACCGGACCTGCTGGTTGTGGTAAAACAATGGCAGCTAAGTCTTTGGTTAACGCCTTAGATAGACCGGACTTCTATTTCAATATGGGTTCTACACAAGACCCAAGAGCTACTTTGATTGGTAATGTTCACTTTGAGAAATCAAAAGGTACTTACTTCTCAGAATCTCTATTCGTAAAAGCTATTCAGACACCAAACGCTGTGATTCTTCTTGATGAGTTATCAAGAGCACATCCAGATGCTTGGAATATTCTGATGACCGTTTTAGACCAAGGTCAGAGATATCTCAGACTTGATGAACAAGACGGGCAAGCCACTATCAATGTTGCAGAGGGTGTTACATTTGTAGCGACCGCTAACATTGGTAATGAGTATACTTCTACTCGTGTTATGGATAAGGCGTTAATGGACAGATTCACTATTGTGGAAATGGATGTTCTTGACAATGTTCAAGAGTTAGAACTTCTACAATATATGTTTCCAAATGTTGATGTAGATAATCTATCAGCTATCGCTGAGATTGCCAACACAACGAGAGTTGAGTCTAATTCTGAAACTGGTAAAATCGACACTGCTATCTCTACAAGAAGTTCCGTAGAAATGGCTGGTCTGATGTTTGACGGATTCGGTTTAGATGAAGCAGCTCAAGTTAGTGTTTATCCGCAGTTCTCAAATGACGGCGGTGTTGATAGTGAAAGAACCTTTGTAAAACAATTGGTTCAGAAGTTTATCAATGACGGCTCTAATGATGACTTGTTCAACGAGGACGAATTAGATGACGAGTATGATTCAGATTATTAGACACTAATAGTGTCAGGTGGTGGGGAGTTTAATTTCCTTTCGCCCCACCACTATAAATTAACAAAGGAATTAGGAGAAACGACTATGGACGAACATTTCGTGCAAGGTGTAGTTGGTGGAGTGTTGAATAGACACAAAGGCAGAACACTTGACAAAAATAGAATAGCAACATTGTCAATTGAGATAGCAGCTAATATAGATAGAGCAACTCAATTCACTAATGTTAAAGAAGTAAACATTGACGAACAAAATAGAAATTACAATTTTATTATGAATGAAATGTCAAAAGGTGAAAGAGAGCATTTACTTAATTGGTCTGAGGAAGAACAAAAGAAAAAGTATCTTGAATTTTGGACTTGTGATATTTGTAATGAACATACACACGAAGTAGATTACGATTACTTAGGTAATGGAACAAATCATTTAGGGTGTGAACTTAAACAAGAAGAACTACAAAAAAAGTCTGATAAGATTATGAAGAAGATTGATAAAGATTTTCAGAACTTTGACTTATCTAAATCAGAATCAAATGAAAACTCAAAAGTCGATATGACAGCGAAAGCAAAGAGAGGTAAAAAATGATAGGAAACCACAAAAGAACAGAATATGAAAACTATATTTTGTTGTCAAGTAGTTGTGATTATATTCAAGGAACATATCCAGGATATCTAATGATGAAAGAACTAATGTTTACATTGAACCAAATGGTATCAAAACAATCCAATACTTATACTTATAATGGAGAGGTCTATGTAAGTAGAATAACAAATGCCGAAGTTCAAAAAATTCAAGAAGCATTAGATACGGGTAAACCGACTTCTCATTTAAAAAACCTAAAGTATCTATGTATAGATTTGGGAGTTCGTGCATTTTAATGGAGAAATGCAATGTCAAAGAAACTGGATTTCAGGGAGTATGAATGCGAACTGATAAAAGTAGTAGACGGAGATACAATTGATTGTTGGATTGATTTAGGATTTAAAATCAGAATCAAATCAAGAGTAAGATATATGGGATTAGATACTTGGGAATCAAGAACAAGAGATTTAGAAGAAAAGGCAAAAGGTTTAGTTGCAAAAGCAAGAAACAATGAATTACTTGAACAAGGTATTTTCAAATTGAGAAGCTTTGGAACTGGTAAATACGGAAGAGTATTAGGTGAGATATTTGTTTCACCAGATTTCGTTGGTGACCATATACAAGAATGTATAAAAAATCCAGAAAGTAAAATAGACTTAAGTTCTGACGGGTGGGTATCAGTAAATGATATTCTAATGGAAGAAGGTCACGCTTATGCTTATGACGGCGGAACTAAAAAAGTCTTTGGAAGTTAATTAAATAAGAAAGCAGGTTATAATGTATTATGAAGTACAAGTAGTATTTACGGAAGAGATACCAACTAAGAATGGATTCAGAGAAAAGAAATCTCGTAAAACTTTTTTAGTTGAGTGTGTTTCCGTATCTATAGCAGAAACAAAAGTAAATGAATTCTTAAAAGACTCACCATTTGAATTTGAGGTGAAGTTGGCTAAGGAATCAAAGATAGTAGGAGTAATTGAAAATGACTAATTATATTAATAGTTGGAAAAGTCGTAAATCAGAAAAATGGAATATAGAAATCCGTTTAGGTAGATTGACTTTATTACAACTTAATTACAATACAAACCAAAGTAGATTCAGATTTATGATATTGAATATCGGATTTGAACTGGGAGGTAAGTAATGGCAAAAACAAATAGTTCAGTTGAAGTTATATTTTTCAATGCAAGTTGGTGTAGTCCTTGTCAACAAATGAAACCAGGTGTAGATAAATTGGTTAAAGAGGGATACCCGATTGAAATGGTTGACATAGAAGAAAACCCAACACTTGCAGAAAGTGCAGAAGTTCGTGGAGTTCCAACAACAGCTATTTATGAGAATGGAGTTCTCGTAGAAAGGCTTGTTGGATATCGTGACGGAGATTTGCTAAAAAGAAAAATAGACGTTTACTATAAGAAGTAGGAGTAGTTATGAACAAATACAAGATGATAGAAAACTACTCATCTACTGAAGGAACGCTTTATACCGGTGAGGTATTAAAAGAGGACAACAACAACACACTCGAAGGCCATAAGAGATTGAGAGATTCAATGGGTCGAGTGTGGTTTGTTCCACATAAATATATTGTAAAAATTTAGACATTTTTCTATTCTTACTTTATATTTATATATAGACAACGCTCAAAAGAGGTTGTCGTTTAGTTAGACTAATAGTTAACAAAATAGGAGAAAAACAATGACTAAAGTAATATACACAAATCGTAAAGCCCCTGCAATCGATAGGGACACATTTCTAACACCATTTGACAGAATGTTTGACCAAATAATTTCATCACAATTTCCAGAAATTGAGAAACAAATTGGAGTCAAACCATACCAAGGAACAGCATACCCAAAAGTAAATGTTTATGAATGGGACACTAAAATAGGTGTTATTGCTGAGATTCCAGGATTGTCAAAAAAAGACTTATCAGTAGAAGTTACTGATGGGATACTCACAATTAGCGGTGATAAACATAAGTTGTTTGATGTCAAAGATGCTAAAGTAGTTCGTAGAGAACTTAAACAATCATCTTTCAAAAGACAATTTGAGTTGGGTGAATCACTTGACGGAAGTAAAATCAAAGCTAAGTTTGAGGACGGTGTTCTATCAATTGAAATACCAAAGGTAGAACCAGAAACACCAAAGACAAACAAAGTAAAAATCTCTTAATATAAGATAGGTTATCTCTATTTATAGTTGAGGGGTTTTTAAAAACTAAGTGGGAAACTTGGTGCCCCTTGCTATAAATTATGAATGATTTAATAAAGTTACGACAAAAGAAAATTCGACAGAAACTTCGTTATCTACAATTAGAGTTAATGGAGACTAAGATAATCTATAAAAATTCTATGGAGAGATTTCGTGTAGATTTCTCAAAAGAAATAGAACCCGACGAATCGGTCAAACAAGCTCAAGATACAAAAGACCCATACGAAGAAATACAAACAGATGTATCAGAAGATACAATGAAAAAAGTATATCGTAAGGTAGCGAACAAAGTCCATCCAGATAAAAAAGGTGGAGATGAAGAAATGTTTAAGATTGCTGCAAATGCAAATAAGAACAAAGACTTTGGTGCTTTATTAGAAATGGCAGATGAATTAGAAATTGACATAGAGTTATCAAATGAATTAATTAATGAGATGACTAAACAATGTACAGCAGTTATACAAAATATCACCAGTATGAAAACTACTACAGCGTGGACTTGGGCACATTCAAAACCACAAGAAAGAGAATCATTAAGATTATATATTTTAGAAACACTTAAACCACCAACAGAATTAAATGACGAACAATAAATTTATTTCTATCAATGATGATAGATATCGTGTTATAGAAGTAGTTCCGATGAACTCTAAGTTTAGTCCAGATAAACTTAAGTCAATGTGGAGACTGGCAGATACAATTGTTAGTGGTAATAACGAATATTATATTTGTTCAAAATTAATACAAAAAGATTTAACAGACAAAAAAACGAAAAACTAAAATTGATATCGTAGGGTTTTCATTCCCAAAACTTCTTGGGTTTAATTTTTGCGGAATATGAGTGAGAGGTTTGGATGAGCGACCAAACAAAAGTCCTTGCGGATAGTATTGGATGATGAAGTAGTTGTAGATGCTTTTGATTTCATATGTATCACCCGACAATGATAAGTTCCGATGGGAACTTTAGTTGGAGTCAATGTAAAGCCAAGAGGAGATGACCCTAACACAAAATGAAATAGAGTATCAGCACTACAAGTTAGGCGGGGTTGTAGACCCGAGAGTAGTAGATACACAATTGAGATTTCGTGATATAGCACGAATCGGAAGACCAATGAAATAATCGACGGATTAGTGTGCGTGGATTATACTTATTATAAAGGTGGGAGAAAAGAATTATGGAAAACTCAAAATATTTTTATATATGGATTGGACTATCAGCGTTGTTGATAGCAGGAAGTGCTGCGGCATTCTCAGTTTATGGATTAGCAAAACTTTTTAGTGGTGCTTTTATATCGGTAGTGATAATGGCAAGTGCATTAGAATTAGGTAAATTAGTTACGGCTTCTTTTTTATATCGTTATTGGAATATGATTAATTACTTCCAAAAAGTTTATATGACGATAGCAACATTGGTATTGATATTCATTACATCAGCAGGTATCTTTGGATATTTGTCAAATGCTTATCAAGGTGCAACATTAGAATTTGAAAAACAATCCACAGAACTTATTGCCGTTGAAGAACGAATAGAACAATTAGAAGAAGACAAAGTTTTTCTAAAAGAAGAATTAGAAGTTGCTATATCAGAACTTCCAGACAACTATATTACTGCTAAAAGAAATTTAAGGGAACAATATAATCCACAAATCGTTAGAGTTAATGAAGAGATATTGGATTACAAAAAGACAAGAGCAGATTTAGAAATAGCATTAGTATCGACTGGTGTTGATGTTGGGCCAGCAATTTACTTAGCAAGAACTTTCGGAACCGATATCGATACCGTAGTAAAGTTCTTTATCTTTATTCTTATCTTTGTGTTTGACCCATTAGCAGTTATGTTAGTCATAGCATATAATCAAGCACTAATGGACAGAAAGAAAGATGAGCCAGTTGTAATAAGTGAACCAATGGGATTCACTGCTTTACAGGAAATGGAAGATGAAGAGGATTTTTCACTTGAAGAAGAAATGATTGAAGAAGATAATGAACGAATGGATATCATTGGTCAAAACGGAAATGACGGATTACATTATGGTGCAACCGACCAAGACTTAATCAATGATGAAGATGTAGAACCAAGAGAGGAAAATGACCCAAAAGAAATTAACCCGCAACCAACCGCAAGAGGTGGTGTACGATTATTATGATGGGATATTTAATTATGAAACAGGAGAATACAATGAGTAAGAAGTTTGAATACAAGTACAAATTATTTGCAAAGATACACCAATTACAAAAACGATTGTATCGAACGGAACAAAATCCTGGACATTCAGAAGATAAAGTGTGGTTTAGAGAAATGAGAATTAAAAAACTTTTAAATAAAGTTAGAGAGAGATAGTGGAACCATTACCGATATTTCAAACCTATCCAATACTAACTACATTAGTAGAATTTGTATTGATAATTGGTCTGATTTATTGGATGGCGACTTCATCAAAATAAAAAAAATAAAAAAAAACTTGACAAACGAAAAATAATGTTGTATATTAAGGGTATATGAAAATGGATATTAGAGAAATAATAAAACGATTAGAAGATATAGAAACTGAAGCTCGTGATGAAAGAGAGTATGGATTAGAAGATTCTATTGGTAGACTGATTGAAGATATTATTGAGTTTGATTTAGAAGAAGAGCGTAAGTTCAGAAATGAAGTATCCAAATATGTAGATGAAAAAATTGAAAACGAGATTGTCGCAAGAGCAATTAAAAACGGGACAATCGCAAAAGCATAGAGAGGTTATATGGAACGATTTCAAAAAAATGGTGGTTATATAGTCAAAAAGGAAACTATATTTCCATTCGCAGAGAATGTAAGATATATGGATTGTAGTTGTGGTAGACAAGTTCGTAATGTCGGTGAAGATTGTGAATCAGTTAGATGTTCGAGATGTGTTGATTCAAATCACTATAAACAATTCGCAGATGAGTATCAAGAAAAGCAACAAAGGAAATCCACAGGTCGTCCGGCAGGTTGGCATTTTATGAATGAGTTCGTTGATAAAGACGGAAATGTATTTCACAAAGGTAAAGAACAACCGAAGTTAAAAGGAACATTAGAACCGACTAAGGTTAAACCTAAAAAGAAAGTTAAACGAAAGACCAGAGATGAAATCTTGGTTGCTCGTCATAAAGAGAAGTTGGCAGCTCAAAGAAAATTAAACAAAGACTTAGAAAAACAAAGAAAATTCTTAATGGGAGATGTAGAAAAATGATGCGTAAAAGGTTACAAATAGGAAAGTTATTAAAAGGCGATAAACGATTAGAAGGAGAATCATTTACAGAATATAAAGAAAGACTTAAATTAGAAAAGTCTTTATTGAATGATTATGGTAAAGGATTATGGGTTACGACTGATGAACATCGTCAAAACAAAGTAAATCCATTCAGAAGAAATAAAAACGCTTGACAAAGCAAAATAAAAAGGTTATATTATAATTATGAAATTAGGTTATGCTTGTATCAATATGCAACTTAGTTATCCGACTAAGTATGGAAAACCAAAAGGTACTAAACCAATCACAACTGGTCGTGGTATGATTAAACGAACTTTTGAATCCAAAGGTGTGGACTACGCGTCTGAAATTACTCTTGCAAACTCAAGAGATTTAAATTCTATTATGACTTGGAATGTTCTGAACAATCATCAGTTCTATCGTATGACAAGTGGATTAGCACCTTGGAAAACTGAGTATGAGTGGAACGACTTAAAAGATATTAAAGAAATCAAACAATGGTTGAGGTCAACCGGAACAATGGCAAACACACACGGAGTTCGTGTTACATCTCATCCAGGCCCTTTCAATGTTTTGGTTTCACCAAATGAAAATGTAGTTGAAAATACATTTGAAGATTTGACTATGCACGGAGAGGTGTTTGATATGATGGGTTTGAGTAGAACTCACTACAACAAAATCAATATACATTGTAATGGTGTGTATGGAGATAAACAATCTGCTATGGATAGATTTTGTAAAAACTTTGAACGACTACCAGAGTCAGTTCAAACAAGACTTACGGTTGAGAACGACGACAAGACATCAATGTATTCAGTAAAAGACTTGATGTATATTCACGAACGAATTGGAATACCGATTGTGTTTGATTATCATCATCACAAATTCTGCACAGGTGATTTATCTGAACAAGAAGCATTGGAGTTGGCAATTTCTACTTGGCCAAAAGATATTGTGCCAGTTGTTCATTATTCTGAAAGTCGTTCCATAGAACAATTAGATGAGTCAATCAAACCACAAGCACACTCAGACCTAATCAAAGAATTACCAAACACTTATGGTAATGATGTAGATATTATGGTTGAGGCAAAACACAAAGAATTAGCTATCAAGGAGTTTATAAATGAGTAATATTAATGGTTGGATAATCCATAAAAAAGAATTAGGAGAAAACTTCGAAGTATCAAGACTTGTAGAAGAATTTAAAAAACAAGATATTAAAGTTCGAGTTATTAATCCACAAGATGTAGATATCTTTGTTGATAGAGATGACAAGAAATCTATATTGGTTAAAGGTGTTCCAAGAAAACTTCCAGACTTTGTATTACCGAGAACAGGTAGTGGAACCACATACTTTATTAAAGCAATTATCAGACACTTAGAAAGATTGGGTGTTACTATGATTAATGGAAGTGATGCGATTGATAATGTTAAAGACAAATTATATTCACAACAAATACTTGGACAATCAAATTTACCTTGTCCAAAAACTATGTTGGTAAAGCATCCGATTGATGTTAAGTTAATTGAAAAAAATATTCCATATCCAATGATTGTAAAAACACTTAGTGGTAGTTATGGTAGTGGAGTGTTTATGGTGGAGAACAGAAAGCAATTTGTTCAAATGATGAAAATGGCAGAAATCACAAGACCAAGTTATAACATTATTATTCAAGAGTGTATTGAAGATTCTTTCGGTAAAGACTTACGAGTATTAGTTGTGAACGGAAAAGTAGTTGGGTGTATGATGAGACAATCAACAGACGGAGACTTTCGTGCAAACTTAACTCGTGGTGGTGAGGCCATTCCTTATCAAGTCGATGATGATATTGAGTGGATTAGTGGTGAGTGTGCAAGACTTTTAGATTTAGACATAGCAGGTGTAGACTTGTTATTTAATGGAGATAGTTATACTATTTGTGAGGTTAATTCAGCGCCAGGATTCGAGGGTATGGAAAAGTATACCAAGATAAACATCGCTGAAAAAATGGTAAACTATATTGTTAAAAAAGTAGGGAGTAGATAGTTATTACTATAAAAGGACGGAAACTATGAAAAGATATTTTTTAATATTCATCACATTATTTACATTACTTAATGGATTAGTTTGGGATAAACTATTCAAAGGGTATCGTGAATATTATATGGCGATGATTGACTCATTGGAAGACGATAGAGTCAGAATGCAATTAAAGATTGATGAATTAACAAACGGAGTTCGTTTAGACGGACTCGATGTTGTGGTTACAATGTATCACCCAGTCAGACATCAGACTGACAGAACACCAAACATATTAGCAGACGGAACTAAAATCACAATACACAAAGCATCAGAATACAAGTATGTTGCGGTTAGTCGTAATTTATTAAAGCGTTGGGGTGGTTGGTTAGATTATGGTGATTTTATTATTTTGACCGGAACAGACGGAAAGGACGGAGTCTATCAAGTCAAAGATACAATGAACAAACGATTTGTAAATCGTATCGATATATTGGAAAGTCCAGGTACTAAACCATATAAGTTTACAGATGCTAAAATTAAAAAAGCAAATCTAAACGAGGATATAAAATTTATTACAAATTAAAAAAAGTTCTTGACAACGGAACAAAAATGTTGTATATTAGTATAAATAAAAGGTTATAGAATTATGAGTAAAAAAGAATATAAAAAATATCAACAATCAATATGGTATAAGATAGAAAGATTTTTTGATAGACACAATCACTTGATGGAATTTATCAGAACACTTCTGGCATTTGTTGTCCTATCTTTACAACTATATATAATAACGAGGTTATAATTGAGTTTCGAAAAATTCACAGGAGAATCAGATTTTGATTTTGAACTAAACAAACAAAAGTTCATTGAGAATTTAGATTACCTAAAAACTATGTCAGTTGAAGAATCCACTCTTTATAAGAAGTGGCAAGAGTTCAATAAAGATGTAGAAAAATCAAGACAATGGGCAACTCAAATAGATACTATCAGAAATAAGTTGTGGACACCAACAGACATTTATAACAAAGAATTAACTATTCAAGAAATAGAAAACCTTGACCCGATTATAGAATTTACCAAAAACGCATCCGAATGGACATTAGTTAGAAAGTTAATTCACACAATGGATTGGAACGCTAACCCAGGTCGTAATCAAAAGTATTATGTTAAAGATAGAACAACAGATAAAATACTTGGGTTGGTATCATTAGGTAGTGATGTCACGAGTATTAAAGTTCGTGATGATTTCTTGGGTTGGAAAAAAGAAGATAAATTTGAAGAACATAAACTAAACAATACAGCTATCGCATCAACGATTGTTTGTGTTCAACCATTAGGTTTTAATATGTTGGGTGGTAAGTTAATTGCATCAATGACAACATCTTCTAATGTTAGAGAACAATGGAAAAAAGATTATGATGATTTATTAGTTGGTATCACAACTACATCTTTGTATGGTATTCATTCTCAATACAATGGAATACCTTTATGGAAAACATTAGGAGAATCCAATGGAAAGATTTTAATTAAACCGGACGATAGTGTTTACTTGGTTTGGAATCAATGGTTAAAAGAAAATCATTATGAAGAACATTTAAAGGCCGTATCCAATACTGGTCCTAAACAAAATGTTATTAATAGAATTTTTAAACACTTAGAAATCAAACCAAAAGAATATGAACACGGATTCAAACGAGGTGTTTACTTTGCAAACATTTATGAAAACGGAAAAGAATTTTTAAGAAGTGAAATCAAAGAAGAAGATTTAATTATGAAACCAAAGTATCAACAAGATACAGATTACATTAACAACTGGTGGAAACCAAAAGCAATCAAACGATATACAAAACTATTGGAACAAAATAGAATTAAACCAGATTCATTATTTTATTCCAATATAATCGGTATGACTTGGGAAGAAGCCAAAGAAACTTATTTAAAGGAAGTCGGTAGATAATGTTAAAAAAATACTTGACTTTTACAAAATTTATTATTAACTTATTGAACAATAAAAACTATGGAGATTAACAAATGAAAAAAGAAAGAAAAATTAAGGCACCATTTAAGGAAACAAAAATTCTTCCTTATACTAACAAACCAGAAGCTTGTTTGTATTTAATAACCAATAAGACCAATGGTAAAAAATATGAGGGTGTACATAAATATAAAAAGAGCGAATATCCTGGAGATGGTACATATTGGCACTCATCAAAAAATAAAGAGTTTATCTCAGTATGTAATAATGCTTCATCTCATCTCGTATATGAAATATTAAGATATGGTTCTTATGATGAAATGACATATTATGAATCTGAAGATTTAAAATCAGTTAATGCTGTGAGTAATGATATGTGGTACAATGATAGTAATGGTTCACCAAAATTCAAACCCGCTCAAATTGAAAAGATTGAAAAACTTCGTGATGAAATCTTACTTTATAGTAAATCATATGGTGACCTGGTAGATTTAGATTTAATTAAAGATTCACCATTTGAAATTTATCTTGAAGATAAAGAAGTGGTTTACAATATGGATAGTATTCAAGCAAGACAAGAAATGGATACGGAATTAATTATTTACATTACTGCAGAAGTAGATAAAAAGATGAGTATTAACAAATGTAAACCAGTCATTATTGTTGATGATAGAGTTTTAGATGGACACCATACAAGAGCTGGTGTTCATAGAGCAAATAAAGTAGACAAAATACCAGTTCTTTTGGTGGACAATTCTATAACAAAGGATTGGACAGAAACAGAAAAACGTATTTTGGCTAATTTGCTAAATCCAAAATCAGAAGTTCGTGAGAATGAGATGTCAGAAAAAGATGCGGTAAAATTGTTAATTACTTACGCAGTTAATGATAAAGTTCCGGTTAGTTTTCCTGGAAATGTAACCACACTTGAAATGATGGGATTCGGTTCAACCGAGATTAGTAGAATCATTAATAAAGCTACAAAAGAAGTCGCTAGACAAACTTATTCTTTAAATGAAACTCATATTCATTGGGGTGGTGAAGTTTGGAAAACACGTATGTTAGACCTTATTTCAAAGGTTAGCGATGACAGCGGTGATGAAACACTCGTAACCTATACATCTACTGAAGCTTTGAGTATGAGAGCTTTAGAATTAGTTCACGAAGCTTTTTATAGTCTTGATAAAAAAAGCTTTTTACAACCTACTGGAAAAAAAGTTAAAGAGCTAATTATATTTGCTCATGCTCCAACACCAGATGCATTAACAACATATCAAAATGGTGAGGGTGATTTATTTAAAAGTAGATTAATGTTATTCTTAAAGGATAAAGGTATTAAAGTTAATGTAATTCTTATGCCATCAACAAGACCAGATACTAATGTAAATCCTGAAGCTTTTTGGAAAACACAACAAGGTCAAGTTTGGATTTCTGACAACAACCTTGAACATCTTGGACTTGGAGATGACAAATAATGTCGTTAAGTAGATTCATATCAGACGACAAAGAATACAAGTATAGAATACTCGTGTATCCAAATATAACTTTCCAAAAAGATTTGGAGAAAGATAGTTATGTAGTTGTGTTGGGTAATATAATTAAAGAACTAAATAAAATCAGAAATGATTTACATTGGACAATTATATCGCCCGAGTTAATATCAAGTTTACAATTTGACAATACAGAACAATTAATAGTTCCACAACTTACATATCCCAATTCAATGAGAATGTCTTTTCCATTCAAAGAAGTTATGACAGCGATTGATTGGACTCGTAATGATTATGATATCGTGTATAGTCATTTACCAGAACACACCGGTCAACTGAAGAATCTACTTTTCAACACAACCAATATTTCACCAACGATAATCGGTTATACTCATTGGACCGAGTTTAAAGAAATAACAAACTACGAATATCAAGTTGGTTTAGCATTTAACATTATTGGTTTATTACAACAAGAGAAATGTGGTATCAATACAGAAGCACAAAAACAACTCGTATTGAAAAATGCAAGGGAACATTTTAATGATGATGTCATTAAACAATTAGATGAAATTCTTGAACCACATTATCTTGGTTGGGAAACACCAAACTATGAAAAACAAACAATAGATAAAAATATAATTGTTTACAATCATAGACCACACACATACAAAAACTATCCTTGGTTCTTACAACAAATGGATAAACTTTGGGAACAAAGACAAGACTTTGAAGTGTGGGTTCCATTAGCAGAATCAAAAGAAAAACAATATATGACGATTGACAAGTATGATAGATATGGATATTTTTCTAAACTATCTTCTTGTAAAGTGGGTGTTTGTTGTAAACAAAAGTATGAAGGTTGGGCAGTATCTGCTACAGACGGAATGTCAGTTGGCGTTCCTTATATGTTTTCAGATGACGGAAGTTATCACGAATTAGCAGATGAAGCTGGAATATATTATAAAGATTCAGATGAGTTTTTAGAGTTAATAAATAAAACATTAGACGACGAAAACTTTAGAAATGAATATTCTGAAAAATCATTACAAAGATTTGAAGATAGTAAATGGGATAAACAGATTTTAAAAATTAACGATATGTTTCAAAATGCTATTGACAACTTACACGAAAGTAAAGAAACTGATTCATATAAACGAATATTAAAATTTATCAGAGATAAAAAATCAGTTACCAAACGAGACATTACTGATGAGCTTGGTTGGGGTATACGAATAGCATTTAATTCATATAGAAATAGATTAAGAAATGAAAAAGATATAAGATTAACAAAAAATAGATACGAGGTTATTGAAAAATGAAGCAATTAACAGAACAACAAATTACAGATAATTGGACAGACTTACGAACAATTATCAACAATACATTTAGTGGAGATAGATTAGAAAAACTAAACAAGATGTATGATGACTTTGAAGATAGAATGATAGTAGCACCAGCTAGTGCTAAAAAAGCATTTCACAACGCAATGGTTGGTGGTTATGTAGAACATATACTACACGTGGTTAATATGTCCAAACAAATTAAAGATGTGTGGGTATCAAATGGAGCGATGATAAACTTCACAGATGAAGAATTAGTATTCGCAGCTCTACACCACGACTTAGGAAAGATTGGAGACTTGGAAGGTAATGATTATTACATTCCACAAGACAATGATTGGAGAGTAAAGAATATGGGTGAAATCTATACTCATAATGAAAACCTTTCGTCTTATATGAATGTTACGGATAGGGCATTATTTATTTTACAACACTACGGAATCAGTATGTCTGAGTTTGAATATCTTGGATTAAAATTAGCTGACGGACTTTATGAAGACGCTAATGAAAAATATCTAAAAGGATATAATCCAGCTTGGAGATTAAAAAGTAATATCGCTTACATTATACACCAAGCAGATATGATGGCTACTCACACTGAATATGACGAGTGGCACAGAGAAGACAAGAAAGAATCTGCTAAGGTTCAGAAGTCAGTAAATAAAATTAAAGATGCGGTTGACACGGAAATAAAAGAAAAGTTCACCAAGTCAACAGACCCTAAAGATATATTTAACGAATTGTTTGGAGAGAAAAAATGATAGGATACATATTACTAAGTATAATTGTTTTGATGTTAGGTTGGACTACATTTAATCTAACGAGAAAAACAGAACGATTAGAAAGTTGGATTGAGGATTATGCACAAAGAATACAAGAAACACAACGAGTATTAAAAGAGATTGATAACAAAGGAACATTTGAAGCAGATGATGAAATAGGTGTAGTGTTTCAATCAATCAAAGAAGCAGTAGACGAGTTAAACGAAATAACAGAAACGGAGATATAATGCCAAGAAAAGCAAAAAAAGGTTCACCAAGATATTACTTTCACCAAGGAACAGAAGACGCAATCATCAGACACAATAAAGAAACTCGTCCACATATGAGAGAACGAATTTATAATGAACACATTAGAGTTCCATTTGAAAAGTTGGCAGAAAATATCATTCACACATTTAAGTTTTATTACTTTGATGTTCCGAGTACAGATGTTATTCACGAGGTAGTAAGTTTCTTGTATATGAATATGCATAAGTTCGCCGAAGGTAAGGGAAAGGCATTTAGTTACTTCAGTATTGTTGCCAAGAACTATCTCATCTTACACAACAATAACAATTACAAAAAACTAAAACAAACTGATGAAGAATCCGTAACTGATTACAAAAGAGATGCTTTGGGTGAGACCAATAGAAAAGATGTTTTAGAAGGACAGAAAGAATATATGGATTTATTCGTAGACTACTGGACCAACAATCTAACTACCGTGTTTAAAAGAAAACAAGATATTGATGTTGCTAATTCGGTATTGTATCTTATGGAACAAAGACAAAACATTGAGAACTTTAATAAGAAAGCTCTATACATTTTGATTAGAGAAATGACTGGGTCTAACACTCAACACATTACTCGTGTGATAAATGTTTTGAAAAAACATCACGTCAATTTACAAAAGAATTATCTGGCTACTGGAAGTATAGAAACTAAATATACTGGAAGTTGGGATATATTATAAAAAAAATAAAAAAAAGCTTGACATTGTCAGTTTTTCTTCATATATTATAATATGATTGAGAGATTGAACGGAAAAAATAAAAATCAACACTTTGAGTGGAAGTGTTTTAACAACATACCACTTGTTCAAAAACACCACGTTATTCCAAGACATCACGGTGGTGATGATAATCCAAACAATCTTATAGAATTAGAAGTTAGAGAGCACGCTCTTGCACATTTAAATATTTATGAAAATGGTATCGAGGGTGTTCCAAATACTAAGGGTTGTGAAAAGTGTAAAAATAGTTATAATACTTTAATGGGTATGTATAGAACTTGGTATAGAAAAACAAAAATATATCAAGAACCTAACAACGAAGTTGATTGGATTGAATATTACAATGAAAAAAATAATTATAATGATGTATTAGAAAACTATAATACATATGAAGAAAATAATTTCGTAGGTTATGACCCAGACGAAAACTTTAATTATGAGTATCTCGTGGAAGAAGCTATGTCTTTACTTACTTCTATAACAGAAAGAGAACGAAGTGTTGTAGAATTACACTTGGGAATAAATCGAAACAGACCACATTCTCTTTATGAAATTGGAGAAATGTTTTCTTTAACACGAGGAAGAACTGGTGATATATATCGTAAAGCTATTAGAAGACTTCGTATGTTTATGGACAACTATGTAATTGAATTAAGTAGATGTGATGAACCATTACAAAGGGCTTATAGGTACGGGTATAGAGAACAAAACTATCAAACAATAAATCAATCACCATATCACGAAACACAATTGGAATATGCCTTTGGAAAAGGTAATGGTAACTTTAGATAATTAATATAACAAAGGGCAGTATTTCTACTGCCCTTGTAATTCCACCTTTATTTGTTGAGTAATCCTAATATAATTATTAGTGAAATAAATCCAGCAAATCCTGCTTCACCGAAGCTATTTACTAAACTTACTAAATTACCAACAATATCAATTCCTAAGAATCCCCCTACAAATACTAATTGTACGAGAACACCTAAGCCGATTATATGTAATAGTACATCTTTTAAACCAGATACACTATCTATAATCATTTTGATTGTGTCTTTCATTTTAGTTTCCCCCTATTAATGAATAAAAGTCGGTTTTTCCCCGACTCGTATAATAACTATATAGTAAAATTAAAAAAATAAACCGATATATAAATATATATACCCTTTTTTTCATAGTCTTATATTTATTGTTAGGTAAAAACTATGGCAAAAGACTACGAAATATTCGAGGGAAAAACCCTATCAGATGTCTTCAAAGACATATACGATAATTCTCACACCAATAAAAAACAATTAGAAGTTCTAATGAAAGAGGTGGTAGGATTTATCAAAGACGGAGATACAGCCGTTCAGATTATTCCTATGTTAAAAGAATACTTAGAAATCAATGTCAAGAACGACGAACAATTGGTTAAGTTGGCAACAATCGTTCAAAGAATTACAGCAGCAGAAAAAAGAGTATCGGATTCAGGAGATGAGTTCGGTTTATCAGAAGCAGAAAAAGAACAACTGATGAATGCAATAGAATCAGATGTTCAAGAGTTACAAATCAAAAAAGACGAAATAGAAAATTCAATCAGTAAGGAAAATTAATGCCTAAGATAAGTAAACAATCACTACAAAATGTGTTTGTTTCAGGAGACGGGTTCGTAACAAAAACAGAACTCAACCGCGTATTGAAACAAGTATATGTGGAATCGGTTGACCCAAATACAACCGCAAACTTAGAAGTATTTGAAGTCATAGAATTAGAAACACCAAAAGTAAAAGGTAGATATGTATTTTCTAATCAGAGAGATAGTGTTGATGAATTGGTTTCTTTTTTACCTGCAACTTCTAACATTACACAACCACCATTGATTGGAGAGTTGTGGTTAGGATTTAGATTCAAAAAAGAACATTTTTATATTTCAAGATTAAGTGATAGTAATATGTCGGTTAATTATCAGAGTGTAGGTCAAAGTACACCAACACTTCTTGATAACAAGACCAATAATGAAACGCGTTCTGATGTAAAGTCAAGACCCTATGGTAATGTATTTAAACCAAATATATCAGTAAGTAATCAGTTGTTACAATCTAACTTAGAAGGACAAACATTAATACAAGGTAGGTATGATAATTATATTCAATTAGGTGCAAAAGAACAAGAAGGATTTGGTTCAGAAAAAAATTATATAAAGTTATCAAATCAAGAAACATATATTGATATGGAAAGTTCTTTAACACTGAGAAGTTCTCAACAATATAGTGAGTTACTTGATATGAATTACGATAAGACTTCTGGAAAAGTATCAAGATACTTACTTCGTGGTAAAGGAAAAGAAGATAAACCTTATTTAGATTTAGACTGGGAAGGTCCAACATTATGGGGAAATTCAGGTAGAGTATTAATAACAGCGTCAGAAGATGATGTTGCAATCTTTGCTAAGAAGTCAGTTCGTATTAAAGGGGAAAGAATACAAATAGCAAATGATGGTGGTGGTGTAGAAATTAAAGCTAAAACACTCGTAAATGATATTAGTGAAGAGAACGGAAAAATTATAAACGCAACAAAAGAAGGTATTCCATTTCCAGATTTAAATATGTCTGGATTTTTAAAACAAACTATGGGAATACAAAAATTATTTCAAGCACTAACTTTAGGAGTTCCTAAATTATCTAATCCAGCAACATTACCTTCTGGAGTAAAAGATATTGTTAAAGGTTTGGAAGGGGCAAAAAACTTTATAGAAGCCACTTTAAATTTAGAGTTTTTAGAAAAAGAAATACTTACTACAAAGACTCCAGAAGAAATTGCAGCTTCATTACCAATACCAGCTGGATTTAAAAATATAGTTGGAGACATACAAACTTTTTCTGAAGGTATTGATGAAAATATAAAAAAATTAGAAAAGGTGGTTAGTGATAATGCACCACTTTTAGAAAACGCACAACTTATAAATAATGCTCTTGAAAGTAATGATAGAACTGCTATTTTAAATACATTGGAAAGTGTACCATCAGATATACTTCAATCGATACCAGGTGGAGAAGATACTTTGTCAATGTTCAAAAGTTCTAAACTTAAAGAAAAGGATATAATTAAGGCAAGAGAAAATGGAGCGTTTGTTCAAATAGAAAATTACTTATCAGAAACCGCAACAGGTGAAAATGATTTAGAACTAATGAAATCATACGGGAAGATTTTAAATTTAACAAAACAGGAGTAAAAATGAACAAAGATAAATTAAAAAATATAATTGAATTAATTGTTCGTAAAGAAATCAAAAAACAATTAAGCGAGATATTTATTAATGAGAAAGAAGAAATCAAATTATCAGAAGTGATTTCTAAACCTACACCTAAAAAAGTAGTCAAGAAACAACCTAAAAAACAATACACAAAAAACAAAGTGTTAAATGAAGTATTGAACCAAACCAAACCATTAGGTTCATCTGAAATGGATGAGTATCCTACATTAGGAGGTGGAATATTAGGTAGTGATAATATGGCAGAAGTATTGGGTTATGGTGATTTAGGTATGGGTAGTAATAAAGAAAGAGCACGAGAAATGGGAGCAGTTGACACAATCAAGAAAGCAGGAGTTTCAGTAGATGCAGTTCCTGAAGAAGTTCAAAACGCATTGACTCGTGATTACTCTGGACTTATGAAAGCAATTAATAAGAAGAAATCAGGTGAAGGTGGTTTTAGACCATAAAGGTAAACAATGGCAAGAAGCGTAAGAGAAATAGATAGAAACGAAGATAAGAATGTTGGAATAGGATTTCCAATGGACTATACCGATACTCAAGGGTTCTTTCGTAAAACAAAAACGGTATTAGAACAGTCAAGACACAATCTAAGAAACTTATTATTAACTACGCCAGGAGAAAGGATTATGCAACCAGACTTCGGTAGTCAATTAAAAAGTATAGTGTTTGAACAAGGTGAAAATATTCCTGAAAGAGTAGAGGAAGCAATAAATGAATCAGTCAGTAGATTTTTATCTTACATCAACATTAATGGTGTTTTCACAACACAAGATGGAAATCAACTAAATGTTCAAGTAGAATATTCAGTACCGCTTAATCCAGATACAATTGAAATATTAAACTTTGACTTTAGAATTGGAGAATAAAAATGTCAGACTTTGGGACAAATAAAAAAATAGTAAAGAAAGAAGTAAATTATCTCGGTAGAGACTTTACAGATATTAGAGAAAACTTAATAGAGTTTGCGAAAAACTATTTCCCAAACCAATACAATGACTTTAATGAAGCATCACCAGGTATGATGTTTGTTGAAATGGCATCTTATGTAGGTGATGTATTGAATTATTATGTAGATAATCAATTTAGAGAAACACTTTTACAATTTGCTGAAGAAAGAAAAAATGTATTAGCGATTGCACAATCGTATGGTTACACACCAAAGTTAGCAACTCCTGCTACCGTAGAATTAACATTTAGTGTTGAAGTACCAGCAAAAGATTTAGGTGGTAATGTATTTAAACCAGACTTAGACTATGCTGGAGTTTTAAGTGGTGGAACAACTGTTGAATCTTCTAACGGAACTACATTCACTTTATTAGACGACATTAACTTTAAAGTTTCAAGTTCATTGGATACAATGGTAGTAGAAACCCTAAACCCATCTGCAGGAAATGTTCCTACTAATTACAAACTTACTAAAAGGGGATTAGCACTTTCTGGTAAAAGAGAATCGGAATCATTTTCATTTACTAATGCTAAAGAGTTTGATAAAATAGTTTTATCTAATGATAAAATTACAGAAATTATATCAGTAACGGATAGTGATGGAAATACTTGGTATCAAGTTCCATTCTTAGCTCAAGATACTGTATTTGATTCTATGGAAAATACAAGTCTTAATGACCCGAGTTTATCACCATATCAAAATGATACACCTTATTTATTAAAGTTAATCAAGACAGCAAGACGATTTACAACTTATGTTAGAGAAGACAATAAAACTGAAATAAGATTTGGTTCAGGTATTAGTGATAATGCAGATGAAGAAATAATTCCAAATCCAGATAATGTGGGTTCAAGATTAGGACAAGGTGTATCTAAATTAGACGAGTCATTTGACCCGACTAATTTTATGAAAACAGAAACATTCGGATTAGCACCAAGTAATACTACATTGACGGTAGTATATAATTATGGTGGTTCCATAGACCACAATGTTGGTTCACGAACTATCAATTCATTTTCAAGAAAGTCTTACACGATATCAACTGAAAATTTAAACGCTACCCTAAAGGCTGCATCAGAAACTTCATTATCAGTAACTAATGAATCTCCAGCAGCAGGTGGTTCTTCTATGGAAACTATATCTCAAATAAGAGAAAACGCTGCAGCATATTTCAATGCACAGAACAGAGCTGTAACGAGAGCTGACTACATCACAAGAGTTTATTCATTACCACAAAAGTATGGTAATATATCAAAAGCGTTTGTTGTTCAGGATGAACAATTAGAAGAGTCTGGTCAACTACAAGTTATCGATGGAATAGCACAAAGAGTCAACAGAAATGCTGACAATATAAATCCATTTGCTTTAAATATGTATTTGTTAGGATATGACTCAAATAAAAAATTAACAAGACTCAATAGAGCTGTGAAAGAAAATTTAAAAATTTACTTATCACAATACAGAGTACTGACAGATGCGATTAATCTTAAAGACGCATACATTATTAATGTTGGGGTTAAATTTAATATTATTGTCAAAAGAGGATTTAACAAAAATGATGTGTTGTTTAGAGCAATACAAAAGGTAAAACAATTTTTCTCTACTGATAAATGGCAAATTAATCAACCAATAGTATTAAGTGATTTAGCTTATCAAATTTCATTAGTGGACGGAGTGGTATCATTGGTTCCACCAGAAACTAACAATCCTAATAAAGATTTAATTTTAATAGAAAATAAACACTTGGTTGCAAACGGGTATAGTGGAAATGTATATGATATAAATTCTTCATCAAAAGATGGAGTTATATATCCTTCATTGGACCCAAGTATATTTGAACTTAAATTCCCTAATAGTGATATTGAGGGAAGAGTAGTGGGAGATAGATAATGCATTATTTTGAATTTGGAAAAAGAGACACAACAATTTATTCAGGTGGAACAACGAGTTCTATTAATACAGGTTTAGATGAAATATTAGAAATTAATAAAGTTGTTAGTGATAATGGAAATGTTCAAAATGTATCAAGAATATTGATTGACTTTGACTTATCTTACATATCACAATCTATAATTGACGGAAAGATTCCTTCTACTGCAAAATATTATTTAAATTTATTTGATGCAACATCAGAAGAGGTTGAATCGGAACAAAGTATTTTTGTATATATGATTAGTGGTAGTTGGAAACAAGGAACAGGAAAACTTGACCATACACCAGTTACAAGAGACGGAGCTAGTTATCGTTATCGTGATGAAGAACAATCAACACCTTGGGTAACGGGTTCAGTATTGACTGACGGGGGTGCTTGGTTTACTTCACAAACTGGTCAATATAAAGTTAGTTCATCTTATGATTTAACTTTTGACAAAAAAGATATTAGAGCAGATGTTACTGACTTAGTTAATAACTTTGTTTATTCATCATCAGTTTATCCAAACAATGGATTCATTATAAAGAGACAATCCATTACACCAACAGACTCTACATTCTCATACAATTCAGGTAGTGACACCACAAAAGATGAAGCTAGTTCAGATAGGTTAGGAAATTTAAAATACTTCGGTAGAGAAACACATACAATCTATCCACCTAAATTAGAAGCAGTGTGGGACGATTCAAGTTGGTCAACAGGAAGTTTATCAGGATTGGGTTCAACAGATTTAGAAAATCTAAAAGTTTATTTTAAAAATTTAAGAACAGAGTATAAAGAAAACTCAATTGTTAAATTTAGATTAGTTGGTAGAGAGTTATATCCTACTACTACATTTGGTACATCACCAGCAGAACTTTCAGTAAAATATTTACCAAGTGGTTCTATATATTATGAAGTAAGAGATGCTGATACCGAGGAAGTAATTATACCATTTGGTAGTGGTTCAAAAGTTAGTTGTGATTCCACAGGTAATTTTTTCAGAGTTCAAATGAATGGATTTCAGGCAGAAAGAAATTATCGTTTTTGTGTTAAGGTAGTTAGTGGTAGTGGAACAACTGATGAACAAATTAATTTCTATGATGACAATTATGAATTTAGAGTAGTGAGATAAAATGCCTTATTTACCATCAGACGCAGCTAAAAAGTCAGAACTATATGATAATATGATTAATGCTGATAGAAATGAATATCAGTCATTCATAGAAGACATTACTAAGAAGTCAGAAATATCAGGTTCAGTAAACACCAATGTTACACCAAGAGATGAAAATGGTAATTTAGTATCATTTGAAAGTAATGTACCAGGAGTTGCACTTGAAGAGAAATTTCAAGAAGTAAGATTACCAAACACACAATATTTTTTTAACGGAACCTTAGACTCAGAGTTTACATATTATGGTCAACCAAAAGACCTTGATGATGATTCGGATGATGATGATACTGGTGAAGGAGATTCAGTTAGTGATGAAGTTGTAGAAAGAATCCTTACCAATAGAGATTATCTTGTTGAAGTTGTTAGTGAGATATATGGTGAAGAATTAGACGAGTCTACATCAACAGCAAAACTAAATGCTAAACTACAAGAATTCTTTTTAAGTGAAAGAAAGAGATATAAGTTTGTTAGAAAAAATGAACTAAATAAAAATGCCGAAGGTTGGGAAGAATTTAGATTAAATAAAAAAAGAAATGTTCGAGGTATCAGTAAGAAAAGATATAAAGAAATTAAGAAAGATTTAAAAAAATTAAGATATGATGAAATCATAGAAGACCACTTGTACAGAACACTAAAAGGTCAAGAAGTTTGGTTAAAGCTTGGATTTCCATATGTTATAGACAAAAACATAAAGAGTTAAGATGGCAAGAGAATACGGATTATCACAAAAAGAAAGAGACACATTTTCATCACCGACTCGTGTATATAGTAGTTTTGGTAGAGATATCACTAACGACTTTTTGATGTTACACGTTTACGATACAGGTGGTAATTTGTTAGTCAATAAAGTTTTAGCTTTAGATGAAGTTGACTTTGTTGATGAAGGAAATCATATCGATATTAATGTCGGTCAACACTTAAGAGATTTAGGATTTCGTGATGGTGAATATGATGTAACTTACAAATTTCTAAGAAGACTTGCTGGTAGAGAAAGACCAATATATGTTGACTCAAGTGGTTTAGTTTACGATGGTGAGGTTAAAAGAATTACCGATGAAGGTAAACCAAGATTTTACAAATCAAAGGGTGACGAAACCAATACTGCTAATTTAGAAGAATTATTTATCAGAGAACAAAAATACAACATTGTGGACATTGCACCAGATAGAGATGAGTTTATTTTATCTTTAGATGATATGATAAAGTATGAACCATATAGAAATGAATTTGTTGAAATGGGTGAAACGATTCAATATTCACCAACAGGTAGAGCTAAGTTTGATTCTAAAAAACCACACATATTGGAATTTGAAATTTCTGATACCGATAGAGGATTTACTCAAAATATGGTAGGGGCTCAAATAGTTATTCCAAATATGTATAAAGTAACTGGATTAGAAGACATTGATAATTCAGACTTACCAGATGACGATGATGATACAGATTCAACTTTCCTTGATGATTATAATAATGACAATGATGTTAGAGACTATACTAATCAACAATTAATTTGGTATTTACAAAATGGTACTGAAGAAGAACAGAGAGCAGCAGATGGTGAGTTACAAATAAGAGCACAAGATAGTGATTAATGTTGTGGGAAAAAGGAAATATTAAAACTAACTTTTTTAATTTTGAAATCCCAACTAAAAAAAAGTTTGATAGTTGGAAAAAAGAGTTTTTAAAATTACCAAATGTTGACAACTATGTAGTTTGGGTATGTGGTGGATTTAATGAAACTTGGACCACACACGACATAGATATAATTTTAACGGGTGAACCAAATTACAAAGAATTAAGAAGTATTTTAAGAAAAGGAATTGAAATTGGAATTAAGTATAAAACTAAGATTGATATATCTTGGTGGGATACGGAACCTAAATTCAACACCAACATTAAAAAAGTAATGTATGGTGAAACAATAAAGTTAAACAATAGAATTATTAGAAAATATAATAATGAAGTTTACAAAGATTTATTTTTAGTTGAGTCTTACTACCCAACTGAAAAACAGAAAAAGAGAAACTACAAACATAAACCAATAAGGTTAAATTAGTATGGCAAGAGCTAGAGGAGAGTTTCCTAACTTTGATGTAGGAAGTGAAGAGTCACAACAAGGTAAGGGTAAAAGAACCAGTTCACAACAAGTGACAAATAGAATGATGTCAAATGCTGGTGTTGGGGGTGGTGGTGCCCAAATTGATGCACAATCACCATCAAACATAACTACTCCAGGTAGGTCTCAAGTGAAGTCAAATATACAATCAATATATTCACCAAAGACAACAACTCCAAAAACACAAGCTCAATCAGTAGTTAGTTCAACATCTAATACAGTAAAAACTGTACCAGATACACCAGTTGCCTCAACTCTACAATTACCTAAACCAAAACCAAATACACCAACTGCACCAATTAGAACTATACAATCTATTGGTGGATTACCAGTGGAACAACCAACTGAAGGTGCTCCACCACAAGGTCCAGCTGTAGTTTATGATGGAACAGCTCCAAGTAATATTGTTCAAGGACCAATGTTTAAAAATTCTCAAACAAATGTTAGACCAGATGGTGTTATTGAAATTCTGGGACCAGGTGGAGTAGTGTTGGAAGAAATAGGTCAAGACGGAAAAATAATTTCCGACCCAATCAAAGACGCAGGATTTGACCCTAAGAACCCACCGGCAAGTATTCAAGCATTAAGAGATGAATTTTCACAACACGTATCAAGTGGTGCAGATGAAGCAGGTAAACCATTTTATGTTTCAGAAGAAACAAAAGCAGCTATGGTTGCTGACGGATTAGGAAATAAAGGTGGAGCATTAACTGCAAAAGAACAAGCAGAAAAAATGGAATACTGGTTAAAAGTAAAACCAGAAAACAGACCTGCTGGATTCCAAGTATTAATCAACGATTTAACAAAAAAAGGACTTTTACCTAATGGTAGTGAAGTTACAACAAAGGGTGGTAAAAAAGCAAAAGAAAAAATTATTAAACCACAAGACATTGAATTAAATGCTCAAGATTATGTTGCAACCATTAAACAAGTTTTAGATTATAATCGTATTAAAGTTTCGTTATCTTACAATGAGGGAGTTGATTTATACAAACATAAAGGTGACGACCAAGTAGCAAATAAATTTAAGAATGCAAAAGTAAATTATATAAAGAGTAACATCAATAGATATAAAACATATGCTAAGGTTGATAATGAATATTACTTGGTAACAAATAGTAAGTTAGGTATCGAGGGTAAACAAAGAATCTTTAAAACTAAATCACCTTTATCTTCAGATGTTGAGGTTGGTGATAAATTTACATTAGTAGAAAAAAGATTACCAAATTATTCAGAAAGAGTTAGATTAGTACCATTCGAATCAACACCTAATGATGGTTTATTTTTAAGACTACCAAACTTTAATTCAATTGATAATCCGATAAACTTCCAAGGAACTGGATATCAAACATATACCGGATTAATAAGTGAAAACGACGAAGACACCAGAGATATTGAAAGACTTATATCTTCAAGTAGTTTGTTAGATGTTCAACCAAACATTGATTATCAAAAGACAACATCAAATTTAAATTTTGAAGAAGACGATACGGGATTTGGAAACTTTGTTCATTTTTCGAGTGCAGAAAGAAGACTTCATAACTTTAAAAAGAAATTACAACTAATCGAAGGATACACATCAGATAGTTCATCTTTATCATCAATAGCAAGTTCACTATCAACTATACAAGATATTGAAAAGAAAAGACAAAGAGTAAAAAACTCTTTTGACCCGTATGAGAACTTCTTGTATTACGAGACTACATCTTATGTAAGTTCATCAGACGGACAATTCCACGATACAAGTTGGCCTAAGTCATCTTCATTTGATTCTTCTGGTAAACAAATAAACTACATTTTAGATTCGGGAGATGTTAATTCAACATTGTGGTATAACAATATGATACTTAGTGCTTCTGATTATGACCAAAGAAATATGAACTCACTAAAAAACTCTTTACCAGAACACGTTTATTCTGATACTCAAAACAATGTATTTTTAGAATTTATGGATATGGTCGGACAACAATTTGATGAGATATACACTTATGTTAATAGATTTACTGATATTAATAAGAGAGTAGATAAAATATCAGAGGGTATATCAAAAGACGTAGCAAGAGAATATGCAAAATCACTTGGATTAGAATTATTTAATGGTAATGATTTAGTAAATCTACCCGAATATGTATTAGGTAAAAATAAAGACGGAACACCATTATATGAATCACCACAAGAAGAAGTTACGGAAAAGATTTGGAAAAGAGTTTTAGCTAACTTACCTTTCTTTGTAAAGTCAAAAGGAACAGAAAGAGCATTAAGAGGATTATTAAGTTGTTACGGAATACCGAGTTCTATATTAAGAGTTAGAGAATATGGTGGACCAGATGACGGAAATAGAGTAAGTTATGAAATTAAAAGAAAGTTTACAAGAGCTACAGATTTTAAATCAGGACAATATATTAAAAGTAAATGGGATGCTCACAATGGATTATATCCAGACACCGTAGAATTTAGATTCAGAAGTCCTAAATCACAAGACCAAGTAATCTTACAGAAATCAGGTTCTGGTGCAGGAAGTGAAGGAAGTTGGGCTATATCACTTGAGGACAATGGTTCATCAGATGACTATGGTTACTTAAGATTTACCATTAGTGGTTCGGACGGAAGTGTAAATTACATTACATCATCTTTACAAGAATTCTATAATGATGATATGTGGAGTGTGATGTTAACAAGAAAATCATCGAGTGATGGAAGTGAGTTTACATCAGATAGTATATACGCTTCTGCTTCATATGAATTAACTGCAAAACAATATGATTCAACAAGAAAAAGAATTGTTTGGTCAACATCTGAAACAATGGTAGTTACATCATCAACTATGAATGCAGCGTATACTTCATCAGGACACGTTTACTTAGGTGGTGTTGGTAATTCATTCGGAACACAATTTAGTGGTTCATTGATGGAATATCGTTTATGGTCAGAACCATTAAGTTCAACTGTATTTGATAACCACGTTCGTTCACCAAAGACTTACAATGGTAATAGTTATTCATCTTCTTATGATGAGTTATTAGTTCGTTATGAATTAAACGACAATAGAAACATTGCAACATTTGGTGTAACGAGTTCCGCACATTTAAAATCATATGAACAATATTCAGTAGACACTAATGGATTTACAGGAAACTTTTCAAGAACTATTGTAGACCAAGAAAAATTAAAAGTTCCTAATGTTGGTCCAAGTCGTAGAAATGCAACAAAGATTAGAATTGATAATTCTTACAAACAAGGAACATTATTTAATGATAAAAGAGTTCTTTGGGAAACACCTTCAATAGATAAGTTCACAAAAGATGATAATAAATTAGGAGTTTACTTTTCACCAAGTGATGTAGTAAATGAAGATATTATTTATAGTATAGCTGACTTTAATTTTGATGATTACATTGGAGACCCAAGAGACCAGAAAAAATATTCTTACAAAGATTTAAGACAGATTAGAAGAGAATACTTTAAGAGATATGTGGGAACTAATAACTTTTGGGATTACCTAAGAATATTAAAGTTCTACGACTCAAGTATTTTTGATGCATTAGAATCATTGTTACCAGCTAAAGCAAATTCAACACTCGGTATACTGATTGAACCAAACATTTTAGAGCGTTCGAAACAAGTAATAGGTAGAGATGTTGAGTTTGACAATAAGTATTTTGAAAATGCAGACCACTTTGGTGAAGGAATTAAAGTAACAAGATACATTTCGGGTTCTAATGACAATTATTTTGAAACAAGTGGTGAATATACTACATACAATAGTGAAATTAATCTCGCATATTTTGATACGGGTTCATCATTAGGTTTCTTAAATAATCGTTCACTTGTTAAATTAGATACAATAGATAAGAAAAGTGAATTTGGAAGTTTATATGCAACAGCAAGTGTAACACTCGGAGGAACAAATACTATATTTACCGAAACACTTCAACCTAACATTACAGCTTCAAGAATATCAGAACGAAATCAAATACAAAGATTCTTCTACGCAACACCACAAGATGCTCTGATAAATAATCCTAATAGTTCATCATTTGAACCAGCAGAATTTCAAAGTATGGCGTATGATTCATCTTTATATAGATTATTTGTTGAAGGTATAAAGATTACAAGAGATAATTCTATTGATGGTGAAGAACCAATAATAGTTAATGAAGTTGCACCAACATTATTAAAAACAAAAGATTCAGAAGTTGTTAAACTGAAAGTAGAAAGATAAAATAACAATGGAAAATTTGACTTTCTTATATTTATTATTGAAAAAGAATAGTTATATAATTTCCACAGGAGTAAAATAAAATGGGATTTTTAGACAACACGAGTATAACAGTAGACGCTATCTTGACAAAAAAAGGTCGTGAACTTTTGGCAAGAGGGCAGAACGAATTTAGAATTACAAAATTTGCATTAGCAGATGATGAAGTAGATTATAGTTTATGGGATACTGCACACCCAAATGGTTCAAACTATTATGGAGCAGTAATTGAAAATATGCCTTTATTAGAAGCATTCGTAGATGAAAATCAGCTAATGAGATATAAATTGACAACACTTCCAAAGGAAACGTCAAAACTTCCTATCTTGGAATTACCTTCACCTTCATTGAATTTTAAAGGTGCTGGTATTACACAAACCGTAACACCAAACACAAGAAATGGTGGAGATACGGATTACACATTTACATTGTTTAATGCAGATGTTGCAAATCTAACGGTAGTTGGTTCAGGTAGACCATCAAGAAGAAGACTTCCAGCAAGAGGTCCAAATGGTGAGACAGTTTCAATTTTCCGTGAAGAAGGACCATTACAAGAAGCTACAACACCAATATTCTTAAATGAACAAGAAAGAAAACGTTCTATTACTCTTGTAGGTAAATCTTGTAGAGTGATATCAAGGTCTTTAACAACAGCAACAAATACAAACTTGTCAGTAACTGGAAACCAAACAGGTGCACAATTCACCATATCAGTTTCAGTTCAGGCTGACCCAAGTAAAGTTTAAGGAGTAGATAATGGCATTTCAAAGATTCAATAGACAAAACGATATAGTTGAAAATCAACGAACAATAATATCAAGTGGTTTATGGAGTGCAGGTTCGTCGACCCTTACTTCATTTTACACACAATCACTTAATGGAAACATCACAGGTTCATTCTTAGATATTTACCAAGAAGACCCAAATCTTTCAGGTTCTGCAGAAGTTCAATTCTCATTAGGATATGCTCATATTGCAGGAAGTGGTTCAGCAGGTAATACAACTAAATTAACAACAGGTGGTAGACAATCAGCTGCACTTTACAGACAATTTAGAAATTTATTATTACCACCTAACTCTACTAATATTGAGTTTACAGCTGGAAGTACAGTATCAAAAGATGACTTTTACTTTATCTCGTTCCAAAGAGCAAGACAAAGAGAAAAGATTGACCCAGGTAATTGGCAATTACATTTAAAAACTGGCTCTGATGTCGTCAGATTAATTGATGATAGTGGTGCTTCAAACAACCCAACCGTAAATGCGGGTGGAAGAGTATTCAATATTGTTAGTGGTTCTATCGCTAATGGTGTGGAAACAGCTGCAACTTCAGAAGGTGGAGATGGAGCATATGGATTATTCTATCCAGACTTAGGAATCATATTGTTAAATGCAAGAAAACTGGACGACGATACAGATGTTTCAACAGCTCGTAACACAGACCAATTTGATAATAATCCACAAAAACTATACAATACAATAGTTGATGGTGCAAACTTTCAAGCTCGTAGAGAAGAAGAAATTAGTTCAACAAATTACTTTGTTCGTGTAAACAACAGAGACTTTAATTTCAGTACTAATCCAACTTACGCTACTCAATCTGATGGTTCATTAACACAAGCTACTTTCTATAAAGACCCTAAAACTTATATTACACAAGTTGGTCTTTACAATGATGCAAATGAATTATTGGCTATTGCTAAGTTATCAAAACCAATATTAAAATCATATTCAAGGGAAGCTATTATTAAAGTGAAACTTGATTTTTAGGACAAACTAATGTTCAAAAATCTCTCACCAGATGATATATCTAAAAAGTCATTCAAGACTTTTAAAAACTTTTCATTTGATAATAATGATAGTGGAAGTGGTATATTCTTAATTAAAGCTCGTTCAGGTTCAAGATACAATTATATAAGTGGTTCTGATGTAGTTACACCAATTACATCAGGTGTTATCACAACTAATTATTTCGCATATCCTTCATACGCAATGTTACATCAATTATATTATTCTAAACACGGAACATTATATATCAATACAGGTTCGGCTCATAGAGAATTACATACGTCAGCATCTATCGTTAGTATTGCAAGAGATGTAATTGGTGAAAAAGTTAAACCAGGTAGTGTTGAATTAGATGTTACGATAGGTGGTCAACTTTTTGAAATCAGAGATGACTCGGAAGGAACTTTATATGACAACGCTCATTCAGCAAGTTTCGCAGCATTCAAGTCAAGTTCATTTGATAGAAGTCAAGGAGTTCTTGCGAACGGGAGTGGTTCCGATGTTGGTAATATTTTTTATGAACAAGGATTAATAGCACTAACCGATACTGGTTCATACACAACAGACATTTCAAGTTGGACATTAAAATATAAATCAACACAAACACATTATGAATATGAATATCGTATAAAAGTTAAACCAAATGAATTTAACACATCAACGAATATTAGTTTAACACCAGGACGTAGTGGTAGTCAGACCATAACTGAGGGTGCTGTTAGTATGTCGAATTACTTTCCACCAAGTGATAAACCAAGTGGACACGGAACGGGTAGTTATGCAAAATTTTACAACGCAGCTACAGAATCATTAGGATTTGTAACTGAATCAACGTTTAGACCTTATGTAACTGACATTGGTTTATATGGTGAAAATGGTGAATTATTAGCACACGGAAAACTTGGAAAACCAGTTAAATTATCAGACGATTTCAACACCACATTCGTGGTTAGGTTTGATGTATAATCTTTACTAATCTTATATTTATTACTGAATAAAACTCAACGGAGAAAACAATGTTTCATTTAATGAAATCAATGGTTATTACAGCAGTTATGTTTGGACTTGTCTTTGCACAATCCCCAATCATAAGAGTAAAACAAATAGGTAGTTGGGATTCACCACAAACTTGGTGGAAAGATTCCGTTACACAAAATTTAGATACTTTTTTAGCACAAGATACATCTAATCCAGCGTTCGATAATAATAACTTCGACATTTGGAGAGATAAAGTCTTGGAAATGGAAGTTACATTAGACGATGTAGGAGAAGATATTACTACACTTAGGTTTGATATTGCATTCGATAATGACTTAATAACTTGGATAGAATCAGGTGAAACATCAATCAATGCTTGGTCACAAGGAGATTCCAAAGTTGTTAAAGGTAGTCATATATCAGGTTGGACTGAAGGTGATGAATCATCAGGAGCAGACTATTCATTTG